AAGGAATGGGATCGGGTGTTGGTGCTGCCGAAGCAGCAGTGTCATCCTGCAGAGATCGACCAATCCCGACGCCGGGGTCAGCCGGCACCGAGACGACGCTGATCTCGTAAGGAGACCAAGCAGTAGCAACAAAGTCGCCACTGCCACGCTCCTCCATTTTGTCGATGGAGTAGCCGAAGGAGACATTCCGAAGAACGCCATCCTTCACATCACTCAGGATCTCCTGAGCGAATGGGTTGCGGCTAAACCGCACACGGGCATAGCCACGACGCTTTGACCCGTCGATGTATGCCCGCTCAACCACACCGATCACTTTGTCAGGGTTGTGGTTGAACAGCAGCGGCGCACCATCGTTCAAGCGGCTCAGATCAGCAGCCTTGCCTTCATGGCTCAGGATCTCATTGCCGAAGTATCGAGCGACCGGATACTCAGAGCTAAAGGGGAACTCGTAGGTCCGATCCTCCACCTCATCGAACGCAGTCATCTCGCTGCGCTGATACTTGCCGGTCAGGCTGCGCAGTGCCGCGATCTTGGTGAGCGTCGAGAACTTATGGCCGACCAGCGTCTCGGTCGCCTCCCAGCCTTCGTCGCCTTCGCGGTAGATGCGAATAAGAGCAGCAGGATCCTCAGCGCTGGCGTCGATGCTGAACTCGGTGTCGGGTACGCCCAGCGTGCCCTCACGCATCACATGCTCGATCCGACCGCGCGCAGTGCCACCGCTCGAATCCCACTGCACAAAGTCGCCTTCGCTCAGTTCGCCCGGTGCAGCACGATCGGCTTCACCATCGCCCGTAGCTTCCTCGAACATGATCGGATCGAAGTCATGCTCGGCCAGCCAAGCACGCGCCTCGGCTGGGGTGTACTGCGAGCTACGGAATCGGATGGCTTGAATTTCGCTCACGCCTTCCTTGATCCCGTAGATGAAGTCAATGCCTGAGCCGCCCGCATCGTTCTCTCGACGTAACGAATCATATTGCTCGGGATCGGTCAGCCGAGCAGCATGTTCATTCGGATAGGGGCGCTCTAAGTCCACGGCGCTTCTTTCTTGTAATGCCTTGATTCTATCGGCCTTGGATGTAGCCCATTCCTGGCCAGCATCTCCGCCCCATGCCGCCCATGCCACACGTCCAGGCGATGGATAGCCATCTTCGCCAGGACTGAATCCTTCGCCCTGCTTGTCCACCTCATGCCGGGCGAACCATGCCGCCATCGTGATCACCGTGTCGGCGCTCAACTCATCACCGCCGAGGATCTGCCCAGCTCGCCTAGCCGCCACCTCGGTGCCGCCATCGCGCCCCTCAGCCTTCCAATCCCGATAGCGCTGCGCCTCCTCCTTCATGCCCTCCGTGGGCATCAGGTCGATCTCCTGCCCCTCGATCGTTGCCATCAATCTCCCTGCAACTGCTCGCTCAGATCTTCAGTCCCTTCTTCCTCGGGATAGTCCTCCTCCTCCTCGATCACCGGCTCGGTCTCCTCGAACGGTGCCTCGGTGCCCATCGGCCGTGAAGCCTGCACCGCACCACCCTCAGTCACCTCGCTCGGATCGGTGTCCGTGATGATGTTGAACTCATCGAGCATCGCCAGCTCGCTCTGGCGGGTGAGCATCACATCATCCAGGTCGCCACCCTGTTCTGCGATGACCTGCGTCAGAGTCTTGAAGCCGCATCGCACCGCGGTCTTGTACGCATCCACTTCCTTCTGCGGATCAACCCACTCCCAGCTCCGGGGGATCCACTTGCTGGCGCGATAACGATCAGGGTTGGTCTCATATCCAGGCAGGTTCACAGCACCGCTCAGCACCGCCATCTCCAGCCATGCGTTGAAAACAGGCTGGTGGAAGTTCTCGATCATGTACCGCTGCAGCACGCGGTACGCATCACGCTCCTCGAGCAGGCTCAGCCGGCTGCTGCTGTAGTTGCTCTCGGAGAAGTTCTTGCTGATGCTCTCAAACGAAACGCCCAGGCCAGCAGCCACAGCACGCAGCATCGACCGGGTGAATGGCTCGAGCTGACCGTCCGGTGCGTTCATGTCCGGCACCGTCACGCTCTGACCCGGATCGAGGTACTTGAACACTCCCGGCTGGAACTCGCTAACGCGCTCGCCTTCATACATCTCATCCGCCGTCAGTTCACCCTCGGGACTAGTGATAAATCCCATCAGCGCACTGCTAGCCCGTGCCCGCACCAGCTCGGCCTCCTCATAACCCTGCAGCATGTGCAGCCGCATCAGCGCCGATGCGAACCACGTCACGCCCCTGGTCTGCCCAGGTCGTTCCGGAATAAACAGATGGATCACCTCATCAGCAGGTACCCGGATCCGGCGGCCAGTCGTGCGCACGTTGCCGGCGTAGGTATCGCCCGGATGGTTCGCATAGAAGTGATACGCCTGCGGCCGCAGATACTGATCCACCTCGATGCCCATCCGCACCGTGTTGCCATCCTTGGCCTGCGGCACGTCATCATCGATCAGGTAGTCAGCCTCCAGTAGTTGCAGCGCGAACGGCACACGGCTATCGCCGAACGGCCGGCGGATCATCCTGATGAAGATCTCGCCGCTCTCCGCCAAGCTGCGCACCGCCAGCCGCTCGATATCGTGGAAGCCGAGCAGGCCGCTCACGTCGCAGCGGTATTTGTTCATCCATTTCTCGAACGCCTCATGGATTTGGGCGTTCATCGCCTCATCCAACTTGCCCCCGCGCAGCATCCGCACCTGGCTCTGATGCCGGATGCCGTGGCCGATCACGTTGTTCTGGATAGCGCGCAGCGCCTGCTTCGCATAGTCCGAATCACGGCACAACTGCCGCGCCCGGTTGCGCAATGCCTTGAAGCTCGACTTGATCTCGCTATCGGCGCTGGTGCCACTGGTCACCCAATCCGCCGTCAGCCGGCTAACGCGCGCACCCTGATACGCACGTTGCCGCGGCCGGATCGGCGCGAATCCCATTGCCTTGAACAGCCGAGTGCGCAGACCCATCAGAACCTCACGAACAGATTGAACGGATTGCCCAGACCATTGGCGATCAACTGAGCTTTCTGCTCACGATTCACGTCGGCCTTCAACTTAGTTTCTAAAGCCAGCAGATCCGTCAGGTCGTATTTCTTCAGGCTCCGGTTGCCGATGGTGTATTCCTTCGCCACACCACCGGAGACGATCGTGCGGATCGCGGCCTGCACCGCATCGAGATCCTTCTGCGCCTGCGACCGACCATCCAGCGCGCCCGGCGTGCCCGAGTAGCTCAACGCCGCCAGCACCGTCGACTGGCCGCTGCCAAGTGTGATCGTGCTGCCCGTCTTGGTCGCAACCGCCTGCCAGTACCAAGTGCCAGCATCGAACCCAGCACTGGTGGCCGCGGCAATGCTGAACTCCCAGCCGGTGCCATAGGCAGTGCCGACCACGGTCGCGCCTTCGCTAGCAGCGTTAAACCGCAGGTAGTAGGTCAACGTATAGGCAGCACTGCTCACAGTGTTGCCAAGGTTGTCCACGCCCTCAACGTCCCGCCACTGGATCGTGTCGCCTGCTCTGATCTCGCTCGGGATGTTCACGGCCTACCAGTTGCTCACGAACGAAGACGCCGCAGGAGCAGGCGACTGCTTCCTCGATCTTAGCGGTGCCTTCTTCCCTTCTTCCATCTGCTGCCGTAGCTGCTCCCACATCGTTGCTTGGTTCATCCGCCGGCTGTAAATCAGCAACGCCGCATAGCCATAGACCGCACAATCCAGCGCTTCATTTCGATCACCCGACTTCTTCACCCACTCCCTGATCGGAAACCCCCGGTGATATCGCAGCGCTTGCCGTTCACTGGTCAACTGCCGGAAGTATTCCTCATCAGCAGCCATCCCGAAGTTCAAGCTGCCGCCAGCTTCGTTATGGCGCAACCTCCCGAACAGCGTCGTCTTGATCGTGTCCGTTCCCAACTGGTACAGCGTCACGCCTTTCTTCAGCACCTTCCCGCGCCAGTTCACATCCACCTTGTTCCCCTTGCCCACCGCCGGACTGTTGCGCCGGCTGCTGCCCTTGATTGCCACCACGCCCTGCCGCACGCGCTCGCGCACATAGTTGTAGACCTCGTGCGTGCAGTGGCCGCCAGAGTCGATCGCCATCTGCGCGATCTTCAACTCCTTCCCGCAAGCTGTCGACCAGCCGGTGGCAAGCACATGATCCAACTGCTTCCACACCTCAAGCTGCGTCGGGTCGCCCATCAGCTCCTGATGCCACACCAGCCAGCCGGTCTCTCCCTCGCCCCATCCCCACACTGACACAGCGACACGATTGTCCTGCACGTCAACGCCAGCCGTCAGCAGCACCACCCCATCGGGGCATGTGCCTGGCTCATATGCCAGCCGCTTGGCCATCAGACCTTCAGCGTTCACCGCCGCTGCATAGTCCTCCTCCCATGTCTCCGCCAACCGGGTGTTGACGAACGCCTTCAGCGCTGGACCATCGCCCTTCGCCCGCAGGAAGTCATCAACCAACTGCTCCCAGCTGCACCATCCCAGCGGGCTATACAAACCCGACAGATGGAAGCCAGCAGTCTTGCCATCGCTTGGTGCCGTCGCGCGCCATTCACCAGCGCCCAGCATCCGGGGCTTATGCACCTCCTCAAATCGCTCGCCGCATTTCTCGCACTCATACTTCGCCGTCTCCGGTCGCCGCTCCTCCCACTTCAACCTTGACCACTGCAGCCATTGCATCTCACCGCAACACGGGCACGGCACATAGAACCGCCGCTGGTCGCTCCGCTCATATTCCGCCTCGATGCGGCTGAAGTCCTTCACGGTCGGCGTGCTGGTCAGCAGGATCTTCCGCCGCGCAAACGTGGTCGTCCGCCGCTCTGCCAGCGCCACCGGATCGCCCTCGCCATCCACATCGCTCGGGAACGCATCGATCTCATCGGCGAACAGATACCGGCACGGCGCTGAGCGCAATCCCGTCGCGCTGTTGGCGCCAGTCAACAGCAGGATCCCGCCGAGGTACTCCTTGGCGAACATCGTGTTCCCCGAATCCCGACTCCTGGCCGGTGCGATCTTCTGCGCCAGGCACGGCGTTTCATTGATCAAACTCTCCAGCCGCTGCTTGCTCAAGCGCTTCGCCATCTCCACCGTCGGCTGCACGCACAACATCGGACCGGGCGCATGGTCAATCACATACCCCAGCCAGTTGCTCCCCGCCTCCGTCTTGCCCGTCTGCGCCGCGAACATCATCACCACCCGCTGCACCGGGCTACTGCTGCTCAAGCAGTCCATCGGCTCTCGCAGGTAAGGAGTCCTTCCCGTCCGCCACGGTCCAGGTTCCGCACTGGCCTTGCTGCTCAACCGCCGATAACGATCCGACCACTGGCTAACCGTCAGTGGCTCCTCAGGCCGTAGCCCCTCCATGAAGCCAGCGCGCCATGGGTTAACCATCAGCCAACTCCACCAACGCAGCACGGTGCTCATCCGTCAGCACCTGATGGATCGCCGCTGGATCCGTCTCGCCCGCCAACTGATGGCTGAGCCGATCCGCCAAATTCGCCAGTGCCTCACGAACGCTCCTTCCCATCGCGAACGCTTCCTTCTTCACATCCACCGCAGGCACCAGCTCGCGCCGCTTCAGGTCCACCTCCAGCTTCGCTAGCTCAGCTTGATAGTGCTCACGCCGCGCGCGGCTTTCGTTCAGCTCCGGGATCTCATCATCAGGCAATGCAGCCAACCGCTGCCGTAGCTCCCGCGGATTAGCCGGCCGCGGCTCCACCGGGTCAGGTTCATCCACCTTCGCGTTGTTGTTCTTCAGCGTGTTCTTCCGCCACAGTTCCAGCGCAAGATCACGATCGAGCCAACGCTTGCCGTCCTCCTCAACAACAGCCTCAGCAATCCGGCTCTTGCTTGCGTGAGTCACCGCCGCCTTGGTGCAGCCTTTGATCAGTGCAAACTCCGCGAACGTGACCAGCACGCAGTTAACTGCTCCTAGTTTCTGTTAACTGATGCTAAACCCCACTAAACTCCCTCTAGGGGGATCTCATTGCAAGAATTGGTGAGATCCCTTGCGGTGCAAGGCTTTAGAGGGTTACAGCTCTGGCGCTAATTCTTTTGTGCGCGCTTGCGATAACC